TTCATCAGAGAAGAAACCAGGATGATCTTTTGTGTACAAGAAAAGATGATGACGTAAAACAATTGCGTCACGTCTATTCATTTCAAGACTAATCACAAGTCTCCCTCTTTGCGATTTTCAGAATGATGAACATCAAACTCTCCACCAGGATAACGTGCTTTGAGTTTGTCAACGTTCATCTCGATGACTTCATCAAAGGTAGTATCAAGTGCCATACATGCCTGAGCAAGATACCAGCAGATATCACCCAGTTCACGTTTCATGTGAAAGACATTCTCTTCATTGTAAGGTTTGCCTTGCAAGAAGATCTTCTTCACAACTTCAGTGAACTCACCAGACTCAGCAGTCAAACCAAAAGCAGCAGTCATCAACTGAGTGACATTACAGTCATTTACTTCCAGTTCACTGAGACGTGCGGCACAAACAGGCCAGTCAAGACTTGGAGGACTAGTTACTTCTTTAACAAATTCAACGTACTTTTCAGTGTCTACAGTCATTTTAAATCAATAGGTTTAGAATTAGATTCGGGAAGGTTTTGTTGAGTAGGAATTTTTTGACCACCAACCTCAACGTATTCAACTTCTTGCCAACTACCACCAACACCGCCGTCCATATTGACTACGATATCACGAGTTGGAAGTTGCTTGCCATTAGAGACATCAATGATATCACCGGGCAAAGGATTGAATGTAAAGTAATGGCCATCCCAGTATTTGTTTCTGGAATGCATGAGATTGACTGCATCTCTTTCGATACCACAGTCAGCGATCTTTTTGCCATCGGGATCAAACACAGAGTAATAACCGTTCAAAACTTAAATCCCTCAAATGATTTCTTTGGTTTTGGTTCTTCATAAGTATACTCTTCATCTTGCCCACTGTCAAGGATGTCGTCTTGTGCAGACTGCTCACAATCATACAGACGCATCTTGGCACGATCAATGCCGACGACAAAGCGTTTAAAGACAGATAGATCGTTATATCTATTCTTAAGTTGCTTCACCATAATTTGTCCAAGCCCCTCAAGGTCATCTGTAGAAATAAGGGCAAACATAAGATCAGCAGTAGCAGG